TTACCATAAAGGTTACACGCTCGATCCCATGCATCTGTGCTGTTATATGGAAGGAACGCTTCGCGGGTATAGCTGGGCGTAAAGGATTCTGGGCACTCTTTAAGAATGACGGTCCACGGTTTCATGTTTTTACCTCTCATGTTTGAATAGTAAGCACGCTAAGGTGCTAATTAAGTATCTTTGCCAATATGAATTGAAGTTTGTGGGAAGATTGGCCATGGTCCGTAACCTTCTTGACGGATATCATCACATTCCTCACCAACTCTCACGAAAATGAAGTGTTCAGACCATTCGATTGAACTAGACTCCAGTTCTCCATATTGAGCTAGATCATCTGAACTCATCGCCTCAACAAAATCATTGATTACATCAACTTCTGGATATCCTTCGTACCACTTGATATTGCTCCAGCGAACTAACCAGCCGCCTTCTTCATCGAAGTCGGGGGTAAACTCGTCAGCGGTTTCACACAATCGTTTGGTATCTGGACTTTTGGCTAGCATCGCCATGAAGTATGGCGCGGCTTGCTTTGTTACAGCCAAAACTACTTCTGAACGGTATCCCACTGGATCTCCTGTGTTTGGTGCCCCCTGTAGGGATCGAACCTACGACCTAGCGGTTAAAAGCCGCGTGCTCTACCAACTGAGCTAAAGAGGCATAATCTGATACTTAAAATATAAGCACTAAAGTATGTGAATTAAGTTGTCGGTCTAACAAAATCAGCACAAATCTGACTTGTCGTACCGGTGCTATCTCCTGAAACGTAAACAATATCGTAGAGTCCACCCCACGAATGATAATGTTCAATGGGTCCGCTAGTAACCATCGCTAGCGTGCCTTCTGGTTCTGTCCCCCATCCTCGTGGGTGCTCGTCTTTGTACCGGGGTGGAGCTAACGCAGTGACCACCAGATCTCCAGGCTTGAAGATTTGCGGAAAGATTGCGGTGTCAAACATCTTTTCGTGCCGCTTTCTCAACGCGCACGATCGTCTGGTGTGCCCTCGCTTGGCACAATACCCGCACATGGCTTGCTTGTGTTTCATATGCTAGTTGGACCCGTAGAGATCTGATTCATATTTTCCTCCGACAATCATATAAAAGCTAGCCGGAGCATGATGGTGGTGGCCTGGAGGCTCTGTAACTTCCCATAGCTTCAGGGTCATCTCGTGAGATCTGAGCGGGCAGGGCTCGCCCTGGACATCAACCACCATGAACAGCTCTCCATTTCCGAAGCCGCGATCTCGTCGTACAAGATCACCGACCTTCACAGTGTGAATATTGTTAAACGCCATCATGGGCCTCCGTACTTACATAAAGATAGTAAGCATGGGAACACATTTGTTAAGTGGCCTCGGAAATAATCTCAAGATGTCGTGACTCTTGATCAAGCTCCCAACCGAAGGAACCAAAAACTTTAACAATTCCGGTATGTTCCAGACGCTTGGTACTAATAACAACAGCTACCTGATCGACTCCCCAATGGGGCGCTTTTACTAGATCACCGACTTTCATTTATTTTCTCCATCAAACTCTCATACGATGTTACACCTTGGCCGTGGCGTCTGCCAGACACAAATACACCATGGAAGCAGCCGGGGCGCTGGATAGCAGTGATCAACATTAGCTGGCCATCGTGCTTAAATCTTACCAAATCACCGGGCTGCACTTATAATCTCCAACCATGCCGGGACTTCCAACTCATAATCTCCATCGTTCCAAAAAACCACACAAGCCTCATTCCATCCTGGCTTTGCGGGCAGTAGGTTAATGACAACACCAGACTTTCTGTAGGGTCGGTTTTTTAGCCCGTGTTCATCTCCAGGCTTTACTAAATCACCGACTTTCATTTATTCCACTTGGCTTTGATCCAGTGTTTAATATAAAACGCGGAGCCTGCGACGGACCCAAACAGCGCCCACTCGCCGTGACAGTTAAAGAGGTGCTCCATCATGAACCTCGCGCTTCACTGATGATCTTCAGATCCTCGACGAACATTGAATCCCAATCCCATCGACCAAACCAATTAACCCACACCGACCACAGCGGGCCGTGAGAACCTCTGGCGTGGTCGGCCAATTCCTCTTCGACCACGATACCAATAGCATCAGGGGGAATCTCTCCGTTATTTCTGTGAACTTCTGGATCATTCAGAAGTTTAACCAAATCACCTACTTTCATTTACAATCTCCAGCATACTGATTGTTTCCAGCGTTGGACCGGGATCCTTGCGGTCGTCGCCAGCTTCGTATAGCCACTGTACACATACGTGTACACCAAAATCTTCCGTCACGAGGCCAAGACCTAGCGAGGGGATGTCTGAATGTTTTACTAAATCACCGACTTTCACTGATAACCTTCAACTCGCTCCGATACATATCGTCCTCGCCGTTTGGCCACTGCACTGTAACCAGCACGGGCGGTTCAATGAGGGCAGACTCGGCGGCTACTCTGGTTACGATACCTACACCGTCTGCTTCCCAGCCTAGCTGCACAACTAAATCACCGACTTTCACTGATAACCTCCAAGTCCTCGATCTCCATCGAGTCCCAATCTCCGCGTCCGGGCCACTGAACCCACATCGACGGTAGCGCGCCGCCCTTCTGGAAGCACGCTGTGGAAGGCTCCGCAACCACGATGCCAATGGCATCAGGAGGAATCTCGCCGCCGTGGACCAGGCCGCTCCCGCCGTCCATAATTCTTACCAAATCACCAACTTTCATTAACTAACTCCTCTGGAGATTATCCTAAGCAAACCTGAGTTTGTCCACTCTATTTTTCCATCTCGCCAGCGGACTTTGATTTCATCAAGCAAATAATCGTGCGAACGGATAGCTAGCACAAGTCCGATGCCAGGGTCAGTTTCTTCTCTCCAGCCTTGACGGCGGGTAAGTCTTACTAGGTTTCCTATCTTGAACATGATATAACTATAAGCACGGATCCGTCAGAATTAATGCTTTATTATTGATTTTCACCAATGATCTTTAGCTCATCAAACGCCATGGGATGAAGTCCGTCGCCCTTGCCTCGGTTTGCGCGGACATTGGAGGCATCCACAACTTCGTCGCGGCCCTTGCCTTCAAGGCCAGCGAAGTGAACGAGCGCGGAGTCGATTCGTTCATCGATGAACCCGTAGAGTTTCGCAACAATACCAACTCGGTCGCGATACATAGCTGCTGAACCGACATATTTTACTAGGCTACCGACTTTCATTGGCCAACTCACATTTTCTAGCATCCCAACATCCGTGACCTAAGCGTGTCCACACTTTAAGAGCGAATGGTGATCTATGATTGTTTTCTTTATGTGACGAGATTTGAACTATAATGGCGTATTCATATTTGCCATTAAGTTTACGCTTTACTAAATCACCGGCTTTCACTGACTAACTCCAGTTCTTCCTCAAGATAGCGGTGGGTGCCTTGAGCGGGATTAAGGATCTCAACGATCCAAATCTTAGATTTAATACTATATTTGTGCCATTCATGTGATACACACAAGCCTACCGCGTCTCCGGTCATGTGGCAGGGGCGCTTGATTCTTACTAGATCTCCGACTTTCATTTGTTAGCCTTAGAAATAACAACCGCTCGACGGCGCAGCATATTTAAGCTCATGAAAGTTGGGTTCGGACCAGTGTAATCGCCAGATACCCACAACGTCGCGTTGGTGGTGTTGTACTCGGTTTCAATATTTACAATCGTAGCGAGGAATCCGGTATCGGGAAACTTTACTAAATCGCCTGTTTTGAATGGTCCCTTAATCATATACTAATCATAAGCACGAGTAGGCATATGTTAAGAAGAAATATTCGCTGATGCGACTAGTTCTAGATCGCGGCCTTGCCTTCTAGTTTGCTCTTTCGTTCCTACTACCACTAGATCATATATATCAAACTCATCGAAGTTAGAGCGCATAACCCTCGAAATTATAGCTAGTGCCCCGAAGGGCACACCAAAGGTAGGGTGTATTACTTTTACCAAGTCGCCAACTTTCATTACTTTTGTTGCTCTTGGTTCTCTAGCTCGTTCATAACCTCTCGGTACTCCCAAGTATATGAATCTTGCTCTCTGTATGCAATCTTGTTGTGTTTCAAAATGGCTCGATGATCATCGTAAGAGTCTGGGATAGCTACATCGACCTTAGAAACAGTTACCGGAACATCAGACCAACTAGGACGATCAGGTACCTCTTTGAGATCTTTGGCGAACACATCAAAGGGTAGGCTGAGCCAGCGTTCGGCAGGAACCGTTGCGCCTTCGCGTTGGACAAAAAACTTTACCAAAGCTAGCTGGTGACGGCTATCGAACGTCGTTCGTCCAATATCGTTCCATTTGATTTTCGATATGATTCCAGTGTAATCTGTCATTTTGGTTTTGTTGTTTTCGTAATCCCAATCACTAACACTAAATGCTACCAAAGCGCCGGGGCCAAAACCGCTATCAATCATCCGCTCTCTAATGATATCACGGGCGATGACATCTCGTCTCGTGATTTCCTTGAGGAAAGTGTTTAGCTTATCGCAAGTCCGACGATCATGGCCATAAGTACCACAGAAAGAACAGCGACGAGTGTCTTTCTTTCTGCCACTGCCTTTGCCGCGAGCGTCGAGCATGGATTGGGAATAGGAACTACCGGAAGCAGCCGATTGCTCCAGCCTTTTCGTCAGTTGTGGACAGGTGCGGCGATTGTGACCTTCTGTATAACAATATGAACAACGGGACATTTTTGTTTCTCCTTTCTATAGTAAGACTATAAGCACAGTTTAAGCAGGATTAAGCAATTTCAAAGAATCTTCGTGCGCGCCATGCCAGCCAGAGGATCCGGGCTCGTAAATCCACTGAATAAAATAAGGCTCGCGATCGGCTGGTGGCTTATCAGTAGCGTCCAGCTCCGCGAGATCAACCTTGGTTACGAATCCAAGATCTCCATCCAGCGTCCACTGGACGAGATCGCCTACTTTGAGTTCTGGTGATTTCATAAGTAAACTATAAGCACAGATTGTGCTAAATTAAGAGTGATCGATTGGCATGTTCAAGATATTTTCGACCAGAGGAACGGACTTTGTTTGAGTATTCCCGGCCTCATCTTTGTCTGCTACCCAAACGGAATCCTCATAGAAAGACATGACACGGGAGGAGCTAGCGGCTAAGCACATAATAACTTCGCCAAGCTCTCTTTCAAAAAAACTATAGTATTTGGGGTTGTTGCTGTCCCATCCAGAAACTCTCTCGTCCTCTTGTGCATCTTCATATGACATCCATTCATGGATCTTTGGATCATCGAAGAAGCCTTCTTCGTCAAGAGCGATCATCATATGCTCTGTGAGATCAGATGCGCGGACGGGCTCATCACTATGGCAAATCTCGGTGGCGTTCGACATTTCAGAAGCTCCGCTGTAAGGATCCGCCTCGCCGTAGAATTTAATATATCCTTCTGGAAGTTCACGGTTATCAAATCCCCAATAAAGACCAGCGTCGTTCCAACCAAGCCATCCTTCACAAAGACCTTTTAATACTTTCTCGGCGATCTCTTTCTGTTTGGGTTTGAATATAAAATTGCAGAATCTCATCACATCTCCTTGGGTCTTCCAAGAAAATCATAAGCACGCATCGGCTCAAGTTTAGCACTTTCTCCAATATGAAGAACAACTGCTGGGCCAATATCTAATTTCCTCTTTGATTTCGAGGACTTATGCTTAATAAAATTATTCTTGTTCGTGCTCTCGCCAGACTTAGCGCCTGGATTAAGGCCAGTTGGACTCTTTGCATCGGTCCTAAGATATTCCATCGGAATCATTTTTCATGACCAGTGCTGACAATCGTCAGATCTTTCATATGGTGAAATAGATTCCTCTCTCCATCGTCGAGCCTAACCCAACCGGGACCATCGATCTCCAACACCAAATAATATTGTCCAATTTCTCTAGTGTTTGGCTTCTTAAATTTCACTAAATCGCCTGGTACCATCGTAGAGATCACTCAACGAAAAGAAAGATTGGCAACAGAAACGCTGAGATCGCTGTAACTATAGCCCAAAAAAACCCTACCAGGGTGAGGCCACCCGAATTGGTCAGCGGACTGCTAAATAATTTCTTCATAATTTTATTCTCCTTGTTTTTGGTACGCCCAACGGGACTTGAACCCGTGACTTCCACTTTATAAGAATGGCGCTCTAACCTACTGAGCTATGGGCGTATAATGTTAGGCTTCGCTAATTACCTTTATCTGGCTTCTATACTCTGATTCTACAAAAATCTCATTTCCCTTCAGGAACCACTGGACAACCGGATCGTTATCTTCATCAAAACCTATGATGAACCCAGCGAAGTTCTGCTCACGACGAAGCATCACCTTGGGCGCTAATGTTACCAAATCTCCGACTTTCATGTTAAAATCCTAAGTTCTCTCTCGTTCCACCAGCTAGTTTCGCGTCCGTCGTTCCAAATAACTTCCCACATATGGGAGCTTTCAACCCACCCACACACTATGCCGTAGCGTACTCGATAAGTGCCTCTACCAGTTCCAAGCTCTGCTATATATTCACAGCCGGGGGCGGGCCTAACTAAATCTCCAACTTTAATCATTTTGCGTGTTTAAGATCCGAGCGATATGCTTTTATCGTTTGTGGGCCATTAATAAAATTAACCCAAAAGCAGTGCTTATATTCTTTGCCTGTCCACATATCACACTCACGAATTATTAAGCCGAGTTTGCCTCGACAATCCTGATACCACGATAGTCTCTCACCATGAGCGGACAAACGAACTAAATCGCCTACTTTCATAGTATAAGCACGAATTAGAGATGGTTAAGCTGTTGCATCAATTGTTCTGCGATGGCTCTTTTTAATTCATCGGCAATATATTTTGCCAACTGCTCTGGTGTCTCGATATCATCAAAGTGTTCTTGTGCTCTTACAAGCGAATCATAAATGATCTGTTCCATTTTATTTCTCCATTAAATGTTTGGCTGCACAGACAGGAGTCGAACCTGCTATCACCGGGTTGCGGTACGGGAGGCACTCCATTAGTGCCGCTGTGCATTATTTGGTGGACCCTCTCGGACTCGAACCGAGGACTAACCCGTTATGAGCGGGTGGCTCTAACCAACTGAGCTAAAGGTCCGTATGTGTGGTGGCCTCGGAGGGACTCGAACCCTCACGCCCAAAGGACGGCAGATTTTGAGTCTGCTGCGTCTACCAATTCCGCCACAAGGCCATGTATGTTTATATTATAAGCACGATATGTGTTAAGTTAATGCAAAAAATACCACTATCCTAATATTTATTTATGATGAGCAAGAAAACAAAGATACTAGCTATGACCGCCATGTTGTTGAACTTGTTTGATGCTGGATCCACTTTGCTTATCTTGAGCAACGGTGGGATCGAGGTAAATCCTCTGATGGCTTACGCGATTGAGATAAGCCCATGGTTCTTTATATTTATTAAGGTTGTTCTTTTTGCTGTTGCAATATTCTTGTTAGCAAGGCACCAATCTAAATACTTAAATTGGATTGTTTACTTCTACGGTGCTCTAGCTGCTTGGCACTGCTACTTGCTTTGCAAAATATATCTTTACCTCGGTTATCTTTTTTAAGTATTGGCACGCCCGACAGGATTTGAACCTGTGACCTACGGCTTAGAAGGCCGTTGCTCTATCCAGCTGAGCTACGGGCGCTTAGTAATTCTCTCATCTTGAACAAGCCAAGCTCTTTGTGTTTGCACTCCAACATTACGTCAATGTCTAGACCATAAGTATCTACCGGCTCCCAATAAGAATCGCTATGAGCATTAGCTCTGATCTTGGGGTCATCGTGTTCAATTGAGCGCGACTGTGAGTAGTGGATAACTGGCTTGACATCGCCCCATGTCATGGCTGCTAGCAACATAGCTTCTTCGTCGTCGATATCGCCAGTGCAAAACTTGTGGTGATGTACGTCGTGGACGATAGGGATACCAATCTCATTGTAGACACTATCATACAACTCTTTGGTCGAGTAGAGGCTAGCCTTGTCGTCGTTCTCGACAGTCAGGCGAGCACGGGCAGCTTCAGACAGGCGATGAAAATTGCGGCAGAAATTGCCCAATGCCATAGGCTTGTCATTGTAGTGTGCGCCAACGTGAATGTTGAGTTTGTTGTATGGTGTGCGCGATAAACCAAGCATGTCGAATAGCTCGCCATGGATATCAAGATCGCGGATAGTGTTTAATACAACTTGCTCGCGAGGCGATGTCAGCTTGTTGTAAGGGCCAGGATGCGATGTGATGCGATGGCCATGCTCTTCAATATAATCGCCAGCATCTTGCAAGGCATCACAAATGTCATCATAGTCGGGCAGGTCAGACAATTTATACTCTGATGCCCATGGAAATATATCTGACGAGATGCGAAAGAAGCGGATATTGTTCTGCTCATTCCACTTTAGGATTGTCAGCAAGTCACGACAGTTGGCAAGGGCCAGTTCGGAAGCGTAAGGTAATCCGCGCTGTTTGAATGTGCGCTTGATCATAGTGCGGTTCGTAGTTACGCGTTGTGATTTTGGTAGGCTAGAAAGCTGCATGTTGATGCAAGCATAGCCTAAGTTTGTTTTGTTGTTCATAATACCATCATACTAAATTTGGCTCAATAAGTCAAGAGTGTGGTCGCTTAACGTATGTTTATAACCAAACTTTGGAAATAGAACCACGTTATAGCTGCTGCCTATATAGTGCTGCTCTCTCTTGCCAATAACAATTCCTATCTCGCCTTTGATTATAAACTTCATAGGCACAGCGCAATCATCTTCAATGTGTGATGAACCGGGTTGCCAATTGCATTTTACTAGATCACCGATTTCCACTTACGACTCCTATGTAGCGATCGATATCCTCATCGCTGAGTATAGCTTCTACAGACTCGTATGTCATTGATGCGTCGTCAAACCAACACACGCGGACGGCTGGGCCTTTATATTCTTTTCTCCAACTAGCTGCTTCCGCAACAATTCCATAAATTAATTTAGAATCCATATTCTCATACAGAATTAAATCGCCTACCCTCACGTTACCTTCATGCACTCCCACTCTCCATCTGGATTGGTATATCTTACCTCTTTAATACCAGCCTCTCGAATGTGTTGCATACAGTATCTGCAAGGCTTGGCCATGGCATGACCACCAGTCTTTAGAAATCTAATAACCTCTATGGTATCTCCAGGCTTCGCGAAGCGCAGGACGTTCATCTCTGCATGCATGTGGCTGCCTGTTGTACCATCTGGGTATGTTCTTTTGAATCTAGGATGGGTCTTATACGTGTTCTCGCCAATCTTAACGACTTTGTTTCGTCGTTTCAAAATAGCTGCGAGGTGATAAACCCTACCATTATTCAATGCTCTATCACGAGCTTCGTAATACACCGGACATAATGCCCAACCTCCTTTTCTTTATTATAAGCATAATATTACTTTTATTTAGCTTTCTTTATGTCTTTTCTTTCCATATATTGATTAGTGCTAAACCCTTGCCAGCGAACATGGCAGGAACCATCTTTCATGACAGAAATAATCAAGCCGACTTTGTTTCTTAGGCTTGTGAACATTTTTAACTTCTGTCCATATGCAGATAAAGTTACCAGCTCACCGGGTTTCATTTCTTTTGCGCTCCAAAAAAGATGGCGCCAGAACAACAACGCCGGTAATGAAACCAACTATAACAAACACCGTAAAGTCGCTCGGAAAATCGGCGGCAACGACAGGTATCTTATGGTAAAAAACCCACATAATTATTTAATCTCGCTTACAATCTCTAACATATCACTAATTTCGGCGGTCGGTGTCTTGCTTTTGTTTACAGACCACAATACTTTAACAGCTTTTGTGCCATGAGCAACGTGAGTTACCAAACCAAACCCGTAAGAGGTAACGGTCTTATGTCTCACCAAATCACCCGGCTGCATTAACAACCTCTAGCCAATGCGGAAATTCTACCTCTTGTTTGCCGTCGCCCCAGCGCACGAGGACTGACTCGTGAAGATATGCTTCTTCGGGATGGTATTCAACAATCACGCCTACTGCATCGCCTCGTCGACGTGTGTCGCGCATAGAAGGGTTAACCCTCACTAGATCACCGGGTTTCATTCTTCAACTCCGCAGCAAACTGTGAGAACGTGTGTATATTTCCTTCGCCATCTTTTACAATAAGATCTCTTGTCTTTGGTTGAAATCTTATAATTTTGCCTTCCTTGCCTTGACAGACAACATAATCGCCAATTTTCATTTAATATCTCCTGATGAATAAACTATAAGCACCAGTGCCGTAAAGTTAACAAGAAATAATCTCTTTTATCTTATTCCTGTTCTTTAAATTTATCTCGCCCTCGCCATAGCGCTCATTATAATTTGCAGGGGCACCATTAGGAAACTCGATTCTCCAACACCAAGTTGGCCAAGTTGGCCTAGAGGAATTGGCGTACATGTCAAACCGTTTGGCAAGTATTCCTAACGAATCATCTTCCCATATAACAAGATCGCCTACTTTTAAATTTCTTGGTATTTTTCTATTCATTTAACAACAACAATTCTGTTTCTTCGTGCCAGTACGTCTCTTCGGCTTCTGTCCAATAGACACAAACGTTTGTGCCTTGCGACCAATGATCAATTTCTATTATGATGCCGTAAGATGGTTCTCTAGTTCGATCATCGGGAAATATCCCTGGGATCCAATGTCCTACATACGAAACTAGGGAGCCAACTCTCACCTCGCATATATCACCCCGTGTGCTGTGATGAGGCTAGACGCCCATTCATCGGTTACGTAGCCCCTAATGGCGCTCTTACCCTTGGTATATGGCGCGCGGTAGGATGCGGCTTTAAAAATAGCGCCGTCTCTCTTTCTGACAAAAGCGTAGATCTGTCTAGAAATGCCCCCACAGTGATCCGGCTCAGAGACTTTAAAAAGCTTCCAATATACGTGCCCGTTATCATCTACTTCAATATGCTCTTTGGGCAACGTTGGAAAGTGTGTGTCCATGTATTGTGACACAATTCTCTGTGCTTCTGAGGCGAAATAATTAAATGCCATCTCTATTTCTTCTTCTGAATAGTTCATCACGCCTCCGCAACGGGGGTCTTAATAGCCAAGCTCAACATAGTATCTGCTGTAAGATTGTATACATCATACTGTTTTAGTTTTTCCATATATGCTATATCATCACCGGCTAGCCGATTTTCTTCTGCTTCTATTCTAAGAAGCTCTGCCTCTTCTTTCAGTTTGAAATAATCTTCAAGATAGAGTGTCTTGAAGCTATCAGTTAAAAATTGTGTTTCGCCAAACATATTCATGCCTCCTTATATTATAACTATAAGCACGAAAAACATAAATTAAACATTTTATTTCTAAGCGCTTGAAATAACTTTAAAATATCTCAAGTTATACCATCTTTTTGTATGCCAATCCGCAGGCCAAAATTTAGTATCGCGGCCATTGTTCATGCTCATGTCACTGTATCGGAAATAATTTGGAGATATGGACTGTGGCATGGCGCCAGATTTTTTGACCCACTCTATCGAGACCAGGATATCGCCGTTGCGATAAGTTCGTGTGTTCTCACCCTCATAACGAAAAAAATCTGTCACGATCGCTATTGATTTGCTTCCACCGCAATTGTAGTGAACTAAGTTGCCTATCATTCAAAATAAGTTCTGTCTAAGGTTCTCTCTATGTTGTCTAGAGCGCGTTCTAGCCTAGAAGTTTCATTAAATAGATTGGTAATATCTTGTGGGCTTTCACTATCCTCTATCATAGAGTAAGCACGCTCTCTATCAAGTTTAACTTTTTCTTTAGCGGCTTCAACAATAAATCTTAGGTCTTCTTCTTCTAGTCCCTGGCTCATTTTATTCCTCTCTTTCGTTTAGCATTTCTTTTAGTTCTTTTAAGATCTCACGAATCTTGTCTACCTGTTTCTCTAGCGTGTCAGTGTTCTGCACGCCCAAAGCTTTTTTCAACAAATATAGTTGAGTGAGCGCTTCTCCTATTTTGCTGTTATGTTTTTTTGGCTCGAAAACTCTCATTAAATGTTTTTCCTTTTATGAGAAGCTGCTTAATATAACCCCAGGAAGCACGTCTTCGTGCGCGTCTCCTATAAAAGTTACAACAACATCATTCTCTGAATAGCACCATGTATCAACTCTATCCCAATCCCCATCGGGATGGATAAGCGCTGCATCATCTTCATTATCTGCTGCGACGATCATAGCGTGATAAGTGCCTTTACCTGTATTCTCGTCTTGATAAACGTAATATAAATTCAATTCAATTCCCCATACTTAATTAGGAAGCTAACTTCCCTTTAACATAAATTTATTGCTGTCTCTACGACCCAGCAGCTTCCCTCCGGAAAGCCAATCTCGTACCATATCTCGCCTGATGTTGCAAAAGACTCATAATTCAAAACTACTCCAAGAGGTCTGTCAGGAGGCGTATATTTTAATTTCCATACCAAATTTTCTGGTATATAGATTGGGTTAACTTCTACCAAATCGCCTTTCGCGCCCAAAAACGGCGGGTATATTACTTTAACGTTTGAGGACATATCCACGCTCGATCAACTCGTCTACATCTTTCAGTATATTTTCGTTAACTCTCCAGAGCATGCCGGTATCTACTAGCTGCTGAAATAGCATCACGGTTTTTTCAAAAGATAATTTACCGTTTTGATACTCTTCAATTCTCTCTAACATATATTGCATAAAATTTACCTCCGATCGGGCGGATAACGATAACTAGTACCGCACTTAGCCTTCTTACCAAAGCACGCTTAGTGGAGAATATTCAGAGCTTATTCTGAATTTTGCAAGCGCTTAATTTCACTTTCCTTTTTCTTTATATAAAGATTTTGAACTTCAATTATTTTTTTATACTTTTTATTTTCAAGTGATAAAATTTTTATTTCCGTTACGAGATTTTTGATAATTTCTGCTGCCGCAAAATCAGTGGTAAACGCTGAACCACTCATCAGTTGGTTATGCTTTTTTAGAGCTGTCTCTAACAAAAGGAGCCTGGCTTTTTCTACTTTTTTCATTTGGAGGCTCCTTTTTCACTTATCAAATCCTGTTTTTATTTTCTGAGAAGAATATTTCTACATCATTTTCGTTGAATTTGTCACGAATCCAGTCTTTCATATCTAATTCTGTATTAAATTCAAGTAGTTGTCCATCACTAAATAGTTTCCAAATATCAAGTTCTCTTAAAATATCAACCTTGTTCAAGACTAATTTGTTAACACCGTTGATCTTGCACGCTTTATTTAAAAGGTTAAAATCCATCCAATTACACTGGCGAGGACGGCCCGTTGTCGCGCCATACTCTTCGCCTAGATCGCGGATCTTTTGAAAGATTGGTTCATCTGGTTCAAAACTTTTTGCTCCGACATAAGTCTCATAGATCTTCGCGACGCCCCAAATATCTCTAGCCCAATTATGTGGGATCCCGTTCAAGAGAGCGCCGGCTGACGTACAGTGACTAGAGGTTACGTATGGATAATCCCCCCAATCAATGTCCAAGCCAAAGCCTTGTGCTCCTTCGCACAAGATTTTTACTTCCTCGTTACCATGAAACTCATCATATAGATCAATTAGAAATGATTGAAACTCGGGCACGTCTTCTGCTCGGAGGCCATCTCTAGAATACTTATCTCTGTAAGCCGGCCCGTTGCCTCTCTTTGTTGTACCAATTTGTGTATCAGAACCATCTTCATTTAGATGATTGTCGGTTATGACGTGAGCGTTATTTGCGATGAACACCAGACCATCTGTTTCGATCCCGCCCTCGTTAAGCTCTTTTAGTTCTTTGAAGAACTGATGCTTATTAACAACACAGCCAGATCCAATAATTGATTTAACGCCGAAGAAAACACCAGCAGGTATATGATGCGTTACGAATTTTTTTCCTTCATGATATATTGTATGACCTGCGTTGCAGCCACCATTATATCTTAGAACATGAGTATACTCTTTAGACTTACACAAATGATGTGTAACTTTTCCTTTGCCACAATCTCCATATTGCAGATCTACAGTTATATCAGCTAGCATTTTTTTCCTTTATTGTTTAATAACCCACGCACAAATTTTATTCGCCAAGCAATCTCTCATGGCTTCTTCGGCTTCTACGCGGGTCCTGTAAAATTGTTTTTGTATTCTACCGAATTTTGTTTCTTTGTTTATGTAATACGGATAAGTTTTCTTATCAGCTAACTTTTCTTCTTCAGGTATAGCCTCGTCATTTATCCTATCCAACTTGTACCTAACTTCTTTGTATTGAATATATTCTGGATCGATCGCTTGCCTGACAACTCGCCAACCTTTGTAAGCGGCCCTAGCTCTTTTTAACTGACGAACTGTGTATTTTATTATTTTCATTTATATCACCAGCTAAATCAATAACAATGACGCTGCCAGATGGAGAAGCTTTCTGCTCTTCTTGTTGGCGCTCCCACTCTTTATATCTTTCGTACTCTTCTCGCGAGGGTATGGGTATATATAAGGGTATCTGGTTACTCATTTGCCTTGACCTCGATATCTTTTTCTATAAGTCTTAGAGGTAGTCGAGCCGCCCGCGCCGCCTCCCTTATTAGAACGCTTAGTAAACTTGCCGTTACCAATCTTAGTTTTTTTCTTGTTAATAGTTTTTAACTTATTAATTTTCTTAGCCATTTAACGCACCCCTTTAAAGACTTTTCTTACTACTAATGTACTCTAAAATGTTCTTTTTGTCAAGCCCTTTCTGCCTATCGAACATAGTTATTCCATTTAAATGATCAATTTCATGCTGAACGCATACACACTCCAACAAATTATCCTCACCAAAGAACAATAAGTTCCTATGATTGTCTGCTCTAACTGCGATATTTGCGTATCTTTGGGTTACTACTGCTTCACCTGGGAAAGATAGGCATGCTTCCTGGAAAAAAATTTTTTTGAACGAGTTTTCCACGACCGGATTTACTAACACCACCGGCTTATCAACATTTATAACACAGACTGCGGCGTCGATGCCCACCTGATTGGCTGCGAGGCCCACCCCGTCTGATGTGCCCTTTAAGGTCTCCAGCAAGAACTTACCTATCTCCTTGCCTTCTTCTACTGAAACCTCCGTACAGGGGCTAGAGAGGGCCTCTCTGCTGGTTACTATCTTGTATTGTTCACTCATTTGAAACCATAAATGCTACAACAAAAAGCTGAGTCAAAATTAATGCGTTGATATATAAAAGCAGTTTTATTTTTTCTCTACACACAAGTAATTAGATTCTTGTGTGAGCTTTTTGTCTGTTTCATAAAATCCGTAGTTCTCGAAAAGTATCTTGACAAAAAAGAATAATGTCATTGCCATGCCAAAGCCTGAAAAAACATCCGCAATATAATGCTGCTTTAGAACTAATGTTGAAAGGGATATACCAATGGCCCATAACATATATAAAGATTTTATTCCCTTGAGCGTGCTAGCTACTTCTGAATAAAACACGCCCCAAAACAATATCCATGCAAAAGTTACATGCCCACTCGGAAAAGTATTATTAGCTCCGTCTATCTGTCTTGTCAAATCAACTAATAATTCCGATATGGTATTGATCTGAAACTCTTCTCTCGGATAAAACGAGGGGAAAAGCAGATACATAGAGTTTAACACCAACGTCGCAAGAATGCAAGACCAAAATGTTGTGAAGAATATTCTTTTAGTCTTTACTAAAAGCACCATTGTTACGCCGATCACGGGAAGTATGCTGTGATATATCCAAATATATTCGGGCATAAACGGAACAGCTCTGTCAAAGTCTGTCATTAAATCCACTTCATGTTGGGTCACGTATCCTTGGACTACATAATATAAAGCAAGGTTGATAAAACTTAATACTAAGAAATATTTGGCCTTGACTTTTGTAGACATACCTGCCCTCTTTCTATCCTGATAGACAAAAGTGATACAAAGGTGCGAAAAGAGTTCTACACCTCATTTATAACTATGAGCTTTTATTGCGAAAAGAAGACAGAACTGTACATTTTTTAAAAATTATTTTCTATCGTAGTCATCTTCTAGTCGGATAACATCATCAATTTCTGGTGTGGAGACTTCTATAAGTTTGCAACCGGTTGAGGGCGCGCAAAATCTATGAATGGTGCCAGGAGTTATTCTCCAAGAAGCACCTTCTTGCAAAATAAACTTCTCAACCGAGCTTTCGTTGCCTATTTCTAATATTAAAGTTCCCTGCAAAACATAAATACTCTCGTCTTTTTCTTCATGATACTGTCGAGAGAGCCTCTGCCCGGGATCTATTTGCAGTATTTTTCCAAGATATCTATCTGTTATGGCCCAACGAATTTCATGACCCCAAGGCTTTTCTACTAACGATTCCATATGCTTCTTATCTCCAATAAATTTGTATGAAAATTATTATTCCTGCCAGAAACACGCTACTCAGAGTTTTAAAAGTAAAAATACTCTCTTTAGCGATGAAAAAAGTTAATAAAGCAAAAACAAATGTTGAGACGCCGAAGCCTACCAGCCTAGATGACCACAGAAGACCGGTTGAGTCAACGATATTTTTGACCGCATACCAAAAACATAAGCTCATGGGTATTGCGAATATTGCTACAGAAACAAATGGTTTATCTTCCCACCATTCCCAAACGAATTGAGAATTGAACTGAAACCACGCAAAGATGTTTCCAATGGCAAAAAATATAATGCCTAAAAGAAGTTCCACTAATTTTCTCTCACTGATATGTTCATTTGTGATAGCTGTTGGACTAGCTTATGCTTACTTAATATTATTGTTCTTAGCACAAACAGATCTACTTCGTTAACTTTAAACAAAGTCTCTTTATCACAATCTGTGAGATCATATCTCTCTACCTCTTCTTTTAGTTTTCGATTCAAGAAATATAATTCAGACAAGATCTCAAGAATGTATTCGTTTATATTCTCTTGTGAACAAACGTGTTTCAATAAAGAAACAACTCTTGACTGCTCTCTCTTTCCTCTCGCTCTTACCTTGCAGAGATATTCTGCATCAAGCGAATAACTTTTTCCTGATGATTCATCCATTAATAATCTTCTCTAGGTCAGTGTAGCCGCCGATCAACTCATACATGTTTGTAAACAACGAAGTCTCTGGAAATTTTTCGTTTCTTTTAAAGAAAACTATCGGCACAGTTTTCCAACCAAACGCTTCTTTTATCTCTTCCTGTATTGGAGAACTGCTCCCTATGATTATTTTCTTATAGGGCAGATCAGCCTCTTCCAATAGTTCAACCGCCATGTGACAATAAGGGCAAGTCGTTTTTACAAACAGAACATAAGTTCCATTTTCATACTGTTTTAACATCTTGTGATAATTTTTCAGCAATCAAAGACAATGGACCAACGACAGTTATATAAGAAGAGGCTTTCGGTGTGCATAAGTAGATTCTAGTGAAATCTTGCATCTTATCCAAGCCGAGGTTCAATGCGTTCTGATCATGAACATTTTTAATTGTTTCATCTTGCCTTAACAACAAAACACTGTTCTTATTCAGAATAACTTTTCTTAAAGAAAAAGATGTTGAGGATGTGGAAGTCTGCCTATTACCCTCTGAGTCTAATTTTGTATAAACTGATGATGTAGAAGTTTCATATATCTCGGTTAAAGCAATAAACTGATTCATACTCTGTCACCATTATAAACATCTTTCTGATTGACAAACCAAGTGTCCCCATTGAAATACACGCCGACTTCTTTATTTCTATTTCCGTCAACAACCAATAGATACTCTGGGCTCTCTGTTATACAACACTGTGAGCTACACTCGCTAGTGTCATAAGAATTATATTTATTTAATACTACTTCTGATGGGACGTAGACTAGTTCGCCCTCTTTATACTGAGTTTTCATCTTGTTCCTCTTGTTGTGCAGTCTGCTGTTCTGTGATTTCAGATTCAAATTCTATCAAGCTTCTTATCTGGTTATCTAGTTCAACAGAACAATCATCAATTGCCACTTTAGCCTCGTGAAGACGCTGGGCAACATCCCTATAAGTAGTCCCATCTCTCTCAAAACACATTCTAGATTCTTGTGTTTTTTTAAGGGAGGCACTGATGTCGGCGCACAAATTATCTAGGTCTCTCTTAATCGTGTCAAGAAACTTTCCATAAGGAATGTTTCGAGTTGTTTTAAAATTCATAATAAAATCTTTGTTAACGTATTACTATATTATTAAATATAAGCGCTGTGAATATACCTACCGCGCTGGTGACAACAATCCACATTAATTTAGATTGTGTTTTTTTCCAGCTTTCAAGTTCTCTCAACCTTGTGTAGATACCCTCATCAGGATTATACACCGCCTCTTTTATTTTGCTGATATCATCAGCCATAATTCCTTGGCGTTCTTTAACTGTATCAATACCATCCATCATTCTCTGGAGCTTGCCGTCTAACTCAATCAGATCGACTTTTATATTTGTTTCGCACGATTCATCAACCATTTTATATTTCCCCTTTTTGTGGGATACATTAAATAGTAATTAAAAAATTTAAAGCTCTACGATTGAAAAGTTTGTTGTAATCAAAGTCGATGAAACTGAAACCGCGTTCTGTAGCGCGACTCTGGTTACTTTGGCGGGATCAATAACCCCGCTCTCAAACATATCCGTAAGTTCTCCAGTAGCAAAATTGTACCCAATATTATCTTCTGCCTCCAAAACTTTGCTGAGTACAATGTCTGCCGATTCGCCTGCGTTAAGTGCCATCTGGCGAATCGGCGCAGCCAACGAGCTTAGAACGATCTTAGCACCGATCGCTTGCTCATCGTTGTCTGTTTCCACATCTAATTCAGATGCAGATAGTAAGGTTCTTCCGCCGCCTGGGATCATGCCCTCGGCCTGGGCGGATTTAACTGCCTCAAGGGCGTCTTCAATTCTATGCTTTTTCTCTATCATCTCTACTTCGGTCGGTGCGCCAACATGAATTATGGCGATGCCGCTAGCAAGTCTAGATATTCTTTCTTGTAGTTTCTCGCATCTATACAAATCTTTTGTTTCAGATATTTGCTCTTTGATAGAGTCGATCCTTTCTTCAACAGCTTCGGAATCGCCCTTGCCTCCAACAATAGTAGTGAAGCTTTTCTCAACTTCGATTGTTTTACAACTTCCCAAATGTGTTAGCTTAACATCCTTTAGGCTTAAGCCAGCATCTCTTGAGATAAAGGTAGCTCCTGTCGCGAAGCAAAGATCCTTCAATATCTCTCGCCGCTCTTCTCCGTAACGAGGAGCCTTGACAGCGGCGACCTTTAGCGTGCCTCTCTGAGCATTCATTATTAAAGCAGCTAGTGCTTGCCCTTCTACCTCTTCTGATACTACTACTAGCGGACGAGAGTCTCGTGCTATCAGTTCAAGGATAGGGTAGATCTCTTCGACTGCTTCAATCTTATAGTCGGTCACAAGCATTAGAGGACTATCATACTTTACAACCTCTCGTCTTTCATCTGTTATAAAAGCTCTGGCAAAGTATCCAGAATCGAATCTAAAACCTTCCACGACATTCAAGCTAGTCTCAGATGAACGGGCCTCTTCAATCGTTATAGCGCCGTCTTTGCCAGCTTGATCAACGGCCATTGTAACTAACTCTCCAACAGAACTGTCTCCATTAGCGGAGATTGTAGCGATATGACGTACATCTTCTTCGCTGGATACCGGAACAGATACATCCTTAATATAGTTAACGATCCTGTCAACAGCTTTGTCCATGCCACGCTTAAGCTCAACTGGTGAGGAGCCGGCGATTAGATGCTTCTGCGCTTGTGATAGAATCTCTCTCGTAAGAACTGTGGCAGTGGTAGTGCCATCGCCTGCATTGGTATTGGTTTGTGATGCTGCTTGTTTGACAATTTGCGCGCCAACATTTTGTACCGGATCTTCCAAGTCAACAAACTTAGCGACGGTAACGCCGTCTTTTGTTACGATAGGATTAGGAGCGCCAACTTTATAAAGCAGGACATTTCTTCCGCGCGGACCCAAAGTTGAAGCAACATTGTCAGCTAAAATATTAACTCCCTCCAAGATTCTCTCTTGAAGATCGCGGCCAGATTCATAATGCTTAGGCATAATTATTCCTTTGTTTGATACAGTATATAATAACAACGAATCAATGTAAAGTCAATAGATTAATTAATTTTCTTCGACTTTAATTAAGTTTTCTGATTCGCTTTTAATCGTCTGCGCGTCCTGGATAGCGGAGCGTCCAGCGATTTTATCACTTCCAATAAAGTATTTGTTAATATTTACTGATAAACTTGCAACAGCATTATAAAGATCAACCAACCCTCGGCCGAGATCAACGGCATAATGGTTGGCAACTTTAATTAGCTTCGGGGGGTGCAAGTCTAGCCGGCCTATCATTTCTGAACGGCCACGTACGTTGCCTGGAGATATATGAAACTGCTCGTTATTCATATACCCTTTAGTTGATTTTAGCATTTCCCAAAAGTTTGGATTCTCTTTAGAGCCCAAAAGTTTTTTGAATACTTTCTCATCACCATATAGTTTCTTGGCATTAGCTGTCATACCACCGACAGGAACCATCTGGTAATCTCCCTGCCATTGATTTGCTATATAAGCTTGTTCAGGATCTAGCAAATTTCCCTCTAGTGGCTTTCCGTCTTTAGTGGTGACTGATGATATTTGATTTGATTTTAGCCACGCCTTTGTCAAGACATACTCCTCGCCGCGAGCCTTCGTAACTTTGGGCTGCAGCATGTCTCTAGGAGAAAATTCTATCGGTTCGAAAACTTTTTGTTTTTCATATTTCTCGTGACCAATATAATCTAAGAAGTTATCTTGAGTGATTGTGAACTCGTTGAACGCCAGGGTGCCTTGACCTAGCTTTGTAACAACAAGATAAACAATGTTGTCTTGCCTGCCACTAGCAAAGTAATCAACCAAGTTTACGAAACTACCTTTTAGATCCACAGTTGGGCTCAGCACCTTAAGGCTATAAGGTACGATCTCTTCAACCGGTTGGTCTTTTTGTCTGATAGCGAGAGTAACGTCTTCAATAGGGAGCGATCCGGCTTTTGCACCAACCTGTTCTGGATCTGCGATCTGCTCACCAGCAAACAATCCTGCTAAGAATGCTTCAAATAAGAATCCTGCGGTTGAAGCATTAAACTCTTCAATGATTGTAGAGAAGATCTCAACAAACATTAGATTTGATAAAATTTCAGCAACAGATAGGTTTTTCTTATACGCCAAAAATTCATTAACACTAGCAATTTTATCTGCGACAGTTTCGCCTCGGACCTGACGCATTAAGTCTTCAAAGATCTCTCGGTCTTCGTTATGCTTTTCTCCCCATCTTTCTGTGATTTTAATTTTAGGGAACTTGATAATCTTCTCTTGAAGTTCTTCAAGAAGCATGCGCTTTTTACTTTTTTTACCCTCTAGTAAAGTCAAGCCTTCCAGCTGCTCGTTTATGAGGCCAAGTAAAGACTCAAAAGAGAAGTTGCTTTCATAGTGTTTATTGATTAACTTGTCGATATCATTCATATTAATAATTAGTCCAAAGAACCGATAGGGAGAATATTAATTTCTTTAAGTATTTTTTTTAATTTTAAGCCAGCGGTATCAATCTTACCACGAGTTAAATGATAATGGCAAACTACACCACTAAATGTACCTTTAACTGCTGATTTGTGAACCTTTGTTTTTAGATTCCCATCTTCATCCAAAGGACATTCTAATAATATACCGTATGTCTCGTTTAAAAACTGCAGCAAAGCTTTATAAGCTAAAATTTGTGCAGGATAATATCCTAGATGCGGCTTAAGTTTTACCCCATGAACAACACTGTCCGTTAATACCGGGCGTTCGCCTAGGCCATTCCTGATGTAAGTGCTTTGATATTTAGTATAATATGCATTGCTGAAATCAATACCAATCGAAACACTATTAACCTTTCTGTTGCCGGCATGCCAAGCAATATCATTGCAGTCAGCCAGTTGCACGATCGTGCCATCATTATCGATAACGAAGTGTGTGGAAATACCTCTTCTCTCTAGAATTCTTTTACAAGAAGTCGCTGATAAACAAGCGTCCCAATGAGTGACCACCATAGAAGGTTTTCTTCTTGTGTTTACCTTTTTGTATGTTCCTTCTTTTAGCAGGCTCGTTTTGACCTTATCCCATTTGATAGGGATCATTGTTCCGTTGCACAATATTCTTTTATCAGAGATAGGAAAAGCTTCTCTATTTGTAAAAACTCTTCTAAAAGTTATTGGCCCGACGAGACCATCTGATTTCAAGTCATGGATTCTCTGAAATTCCATAACTCTTTCTACTAAGTAAGAATCAAACTTAGTTGCTCCAAACCATGTTGGTGTCCAGCCATGTTTTTTGGCTGACCTTCTGTTATACAATATTTTATACAATTTCATCTGCAATTCCCAATTCAACAGCTTCCTTAGCATCGAGATAAACATTAATTTTCCTATCCATCAGTTTTTTGATATATTTTTGTGTCATATCTGTCTCTTCGCTTAGAGCTTTTATGTACCTTCTCTGAATCCATCTAGCTTCTTCCATCTCATTCTCTATATCATGAATATGCCCAGACTGTCCAGAAACAACTCCGTGGAGCATCACTCTACAATTTGCTCCAATCTTTCTTTTCCCCTTGGTTCCGCCGGCTAGCAACAAAACACCTGCCGACATAACTTTGCCCATGCCCATCGTGTGTATCTCACACTCACTTTTAATAATTCTCATGGTATCATAAATAGCGAACATATCCAAAGCGGATCCACCCCATGTCGATATGAGCATGGAAAAAGGGTCGAACAGTTCAGCGTCCTCTACAATTGTTATTCCGGAGTCTCTAAGGTAATACAAGCCTGATATAACATCGGAAGCTTTCTCTTGGTCTATATCACCATACAGAGTTACCATCCTTGTTTTGTGTTTGTCAGCCTCGGGCTCGCCCAAGCCAGGTATATTAAAGATTATTGGAGCCTCTTCTTGCATCACCTCTTCTTGCGGTACCTCTTCTTTAGCCTCTTGATCTTTTTTAGTCATTTTTATACCACTCTCTGTATTGTTGTCTGGCTTCTCTCCAGTTTGTAAAACTTATTGCACCTCGAAAAAACTTTGGAGAAGAGTAGATTAAATTTGATATTGATAAATTTTGCCATGTCGATAATAGTATTTTATCAACTTCTTTCATTTTGTTAATCTCTTCTAGAGAATAATTTGATGAGTCTATAGCATCATATTTCATCTCTTGAATTAATTTAAAACTTGCTTCAGTGAGCATCAAGAGCCTTAAGGAATTTTTGATAGTTTCCTGGGCCATCAATATAGCATACGCGTTACCTAACAAAACACTGAAAAAACGATAGCAAATAGCGCCGGCAAAAAACCAGAGGCCGCTTTCTAAGACGTTCATTTCTCCAATCATAAACCCTCCCTGGGTTTATTATACCACAAAATAAAAAGCCCGTCAAGGACGGGCATAATTATTTGGCTTTTTTATTTGTGCCAGTCTCTTTTAGTTTGAAGCGTTTTGAAGAATTCTTTGAGCTACGCGACGAGTGATCTCGTTGACAAGATCCTCCTCTACGGCCTCTTCTTCTAGAGTTTCATCTTCGCTGACAGTTTCTTCTGCGACAAACTCTTCTTCCATAGGATCGTCGCCTAGAGGAGCGTCATCCATGGGAGCGTCATCCATGGGAGCGTCATCTAGAGGCGCGTCGTCCGCAGGAGCACCGTCGTCGACTGATACGTCTGCGCCCTGAGCGTTGAGGGCAGCAACAATATCAGAAACCAACTTCTCAACGTCAATTGATACTGTTGGGCCAGCGTCTGCCTCGGCGTCGTCGCCCATAGGCTCGTCACCCATAGGCTCGTCGTCTAATGGCAGGTCACCCATAGGAGCATCATCGTCCATAGGCTCGTCGTCTCTATCATAGACGGCGCCCATGCCTTCTTCTGCTACGTCCTCGGTAACTTCCTCTTCGTTAACTTCTTCTTCGTTAACTTCTTGAGTTTCTTCCAACTCATTTGTCTCATCAAGAAAATTTTCTGTGAGTGCTTCGATATTCGCCAACTTCATCATTTTGCGAACAGCTGATTCGTTAAGTAAACGCTTCTTCATTATGACTTCTCCTCGTTAAAGTAGTCGTTTCTAAAATAAATAGTGTTATAAATGTTTAAATGCAATTTATTTTTTAAGAATTCTATGCAGTTTTCTCTTTGCTTCGTCTTCGATCTGCTTAACCCTGACAAAACTAATGTTCAATCTTTTGGCGGTCTCTCTTAAAGTCATCGGCCCATTCTTTTTAGTTGCCTCGTGTATACAATTTAAATCTTTTTTATAATCTATCCATAACCTGCAATCTTTTTGTCTGCATGGCAAGTTTTTAATCCGGCAATCTTCTAAGCACTTCATAGCTCTGGGTGTTCCTTTTCTATTAAATCAAATATACTTTCTATCATATCTTCGTCGAGCGCAAACTTTGTTTTTGTTTCCTTACCTTTTTGTCTTAAGATTCTCGACTTTCTTCTTTTCGGCTTTCCTTGGATTTCATACTTTTCTTTATATTCTTCTAGGAAACTTATAATACGATCATCCTGGCTCAAATATCCAGATATCAAAGCTCTAAAAAACTCCGACTGATTCATGTTATCGTACTTCAGTCTTATCCTCAGATCAGCTTGTGTCTTTTCATTTTCATAAAAAGTGATCTTTTTTCTTTGTCTAGGATCAGGTATCGGAGGTTTCTCTTTGGGCATCACTTCTTTCTCGTCAAGATGTGTGTGAAGCTCTCTGATTGTCCTGCACTAGTTTGTTTGATAAAAGAAGATTTAGCTTGGAATTCTTCGAAACTTCTTGCTCCGGAATAAGAAAACCCGCTCTGCACGCCGCCCTTGAGATCTCTCAAGATGTTGTGCGTTTTTCCTTTGTATGGGATCGTGGTTGAGATTCCTTCTGGGGAGGAGGACTTACCTCTCCAGTCTTTTTGCGCTGCTGACGAAGCCATGCCACGATAAACCTTGTATTGTTTACCCTCTGCACTGTTAAATACCTCTCCTGGTGTTTCGCTGGTTGCTGACAGAAGTGAGCCGACCATAACAAAGTCTGCGCCTGCAGCAAAAGCTTTAACCACGTCGCCAGAGGTCTTTATCCCTCCATCTGCGATTATTGTGGTGTCATAAGTAGTCTGTGAACAATCCAAAAGACTTTGAAAAGTGGGTACGCCATGGCCTGATACAAGTCTGGTCGAGCATATACTGCCACCGCCGATACCAACCCTAATACTATCTGCACCCCAAGAAGAAAGAGCGTCGAAGGCTTCAAGGGTTGCGACGTTGCCAGCCATAATGTGTACATCATCTCCAAACCTTTGTTTAAGCTCTAGGAGACAGCTCTTCATCATAGAGTGGTGGCCGTGGGCTACATCGATACAAAGTATATCTACATTACAAGTGTTATATAAATGCGTAGCTCTCTCGATGCAATCTCCAGTCATGCCGATAGCTGCGGCGCGAGTACCCTCAATCTTAGATAAGATATTGACCTGTTCCTCGATGGTGTTGTACCTATGTACTACCCCAAAGCCGCCGGCGTTAGCCATTGCAATTGCCATACGATCTTCCGTGACCGTATCCATCGGGCTAGATATTATAGGAAAATCAAAAAGCAGTTCGTCATCTAGATAGTTTGAAATATCTACTTGGCTTCTGCTCGTAATGTCACTATATTTTGGTGTTAACAATACATCATCAAAAGATAAAGAATCTTTAATATCAAAGTTATTCATTGTTGCTCTTCTCTAGGTTATCTATTAATCTCTCAATATACCACTTGGCTTTTTGTAAATCTTCTAGCGGTTTATTTTTGTATTTGTGTCGCGACAAATACTTGATAGCATTTCCAGTATTGAAATCCATATCCCAGGAATCTATAAAATCTATCACTTCAATACCTTTATTATAATGATCTGGATGATCTACTGTCTCTTTCTTTTTCATATCAAAAACCGTTTGGCAGCCAGTCTTTTAATACTTCTGTCAATTTTGCATCATCGACGGCTGATTTACTTGTTTTGCTGTTTGTTGAACCCAACGCTCCGGCGCCTCTGCCCGATATAGTTATGGGTGTTTTATACAAGCCATCTGATTCGTCGTCAACACTTTTAGCACGAAAATGTACAACAGGAACTAAAACTAACTGAGCTATCTTGTCTCCTGTTACGACGTGTTGTGTTTCTTTTCCTATATTATGTAGATCAATGAAAACTTCTCCATCGTATCCGCTATCAACAATATGTGCGCCAACAACTAGAGACTTCTTTGCTCCCATGCTCGAACGATTACAGACTTGTAACATATATCCGTGTGGGATACCGAAACTTAGGCCAGTTGGCAAAAGGTGATTCTCGCCTGGATTGATCGTAACCGCTGACACGCTAGGATCTTTAGGACAATAAAACACATCTAGTCCAGCATCGCTAGGATTAGCTCTATCCGGCTTCTTAGCCCCTTCACGTAGGCTATACTCCAAAATCATCATGAAACTCCTTTACTGATTTTTTTGACGGGCAACACTTCTTTCTTTTTTTTATTGAAAGATGCTTTCTTGTTAAGAAATGCATTCCTGCAATCCACCATAGGGTTCCATAGTATGGCACAACAAGTAGCGGATGGAACGCGGTTACTAATGGCAATACGAGCGGCACAGATAATACTGTTATTAGTGTAATAACCACCAAGCAATACCATAGGTCTGATAAAAATCTTTTAATTCTTTCTTTCATTAAGTTTTTCTCCGTAGTCTTTAATGATCTCTTGTGCTCTGTTCCAACACTCTGGACAATATAAATTAACTTTGCCCTCTTGCTTCCTAACAGCTACAAACCAACTTTGTGCGTGTTCCTTTGAAGTTTTGTCAAAAGGTTTCTGGCAAGTCAAACATTCATCTTCGAGTTTATCGAACAAGCCTATCTTTTGCTTTAGATCTTTTTTGGCTCTCTTTTGTTTACTGCGAGCCATCTTTCTTTTTAAGCTTCCCATTATCCCAATAACCTGAAGTTGTGGTACGTTGACCTCGTTGAAAAGCCCCACTGCTCGCTATAGTCAAGCTTGCCCATGTATGGCCTGTTTAAGTGTAGCTGGTCAGTATCTCTGACGCCCCAACATTTAATGCTTGTCATCGTTGAAGTTGCGTCAATCACCCTAACAATCCAATAAAGCTTTCCGTTCTTTGTTTTTTTCTTGATTACTTCTCTCGGAATAAACCAGGCAACGCCCAACTCGTTATCCCACTCTCCAATAGGAGGAACACAATAATCATTCAACTTAGATTGTACATCTTTATCGACCACCATGTCAATAGGAAAAATGCCAGTTAGTGAAGAAATATATTCAATCTTCTCTTCTTCTGTAAAATTACCTTCTGGAGCGTACTCTTCTATGTTTTCTTTAAACTTCTTTGGATTCTTTGGTCTCTCGACTGCGACAGAAGTCCAAAAGTGTTTGGCCCCTGTAAATCTATCGTCGATAAATGAATCTAAAGCTCCCGAACGACATAGAACGTCCAATGCTTTTTTGTTTAACTTAGAATAAACAACGTTCTCGTTAAATAGGAAATCATCTATATCATTAAAAGGGCGATTCTTAAGAATCTGCTCTGTAGCTGAATCTCCCAATCCTTTAATAGAAGTCAAAGGTTGGATAAGAGTTGTTCCATCTTCGCTGATTTCCCACTGAACTCCAGAAGTATTAACATCTAGATCTCTAATATCAAAACCAGCCTGCTTGGCGATATTGATAGCTTCTTCCTTTCTTCCTTCAGGCTCTTTGTCAAGGAAAGCAGCCATCCATTCCGCAGGATAGTAATTTAGAAGCCATGCGCATTGCACGCTAAGAATACTATAAGAGACAGCATGAGACTTGTTGAAGCCATATCCGGAGAAGTATTCGAACTTCTGCCATAGCTGATTTGCTGTTGTCTCGTCGATTCCCTTTTCTTTACATCCCTCAACAAACTTTGTCTCAATCTTTCTCTTATCTCGTGCGCCCTTGCCGGTACCTTTCTTTGTAAGCAGCTTGCGCAGAAGATTAGCTTCGTCAAGAGAGATATCTTTTCCAAGCTTGTGAGCCAATATAGCGATCTGCTCTTGGAAAATAAGGAAGCCGTAAGTTTCCTTTGTAACCTTCTCTACAATCGGATGAACATAGCTGATATCTTCTGGGCTTTTCTTCGCTCTCACATAAAGTTTGTCAACATCAGCACCCAAAGGTCCTGGCCTGTAAATACTTGTGATTGCAGAAAGGTCAATAATGTTATCTGGCTCAGCGCGCTTACAGAAGTTTTGTGCTCCTTTTTGAGTAAACTGGAATATTCCTGCGAACTTTCCTGCTTGAAAGATATTCTTGTAGATATCATTATCATTAAGGTCTAAGACATCTGGGTGGAGCTTCTCGTTATAGAACTTCTTGATCTGTTCAAAGGTTGGAGATTCTACACCATGATGCCTCGTTAGGATATGCCCGATCGCGCCCTCGATCATGCGAAGAGTCGAAAGGCCTAAAACATCAAACTTGATAAAGCCAAGAGGTTCAAGGTGCCTGACGTTCTGGCCTTCTGACCATGGAGTCTGCAAGACACCACCTGACTGGATAAGAGGCATGTGCCTATCCAATTCCTCTCCAATAACAACACCACCGGCATGCCTGCTGACTGCACGGACCTGCCCATACAAAGCTTCAACGTGTGTCTTGATATCAGGATACTTATTAAAGAAGCTCTGCAAGCTTACTGAAAATTCCATGACTTCTTCAAATGTCGGAACATAAACACCAGATTTAATCCCATGGCGTTGCTTGGCCATGGGCGTGGCCTCATGAATCATTCTAGAAGTTACCGAGTTGGCCTCGACAAACGGAACGTTGTAAAACTTTGAAATATCTTTAATAAGAGAACGAAGTTGTAGAGTGTTAAAGTTAGAGATCGGAACAACTGTTGTTCTGCCCCACTCTTCCATCAAATACTCTTTAATCTCCATTGGCTCAGCAACATCAAAGTCAATATCCGGATAGTCTGTGGCATCTTTGCGAAGGAATCTCTCAAATAGAAGTCCATACTTTATCGGGTCAACTTGTGTAATCCCCAACACATAAGCAACAAGAGAGCCAGCCGCAGAGCCTCGACCAGGACCTGTGAGCATAACTTCATTTGATTTGTCAGCAACCGCCTTCATTGTCAAAAAGTACTTGCTAAATCCTCTGTCTTCAATTACGTCGATCTCTGTTTCAAGTCTCTCCACATAATCCTTTCTGGTATATAGACCCATGCTTTTGAGTCCCTCAAAACAAAACTTGCGTAGAGTTTCATCTGCTGTTGAGTCTGGCGGTACAACAAACCCAGGCAATCTGACTTCCGTGTCAGGATCAAACTCTTCGATTAGTTCATGCGCAATATGATGGGTGTTTGTTATTGATTTAAAAACAACATCATCGTCATAATCATGACCCTCGGAATACTTCTTGTAGCTTTCCCACATCTGATCACCGTTCTTTGGATATAGCTCATACCCAATCTCATCGACATCGATAGGAAGCTCGTCAGTCATCCACTCTGGGCGGCTACGGCCAATCCAACCTAGGCGCTTGTAAAGCTCTCTATCTTTCCAGGCCGTGGGATTAGGATAGTGACTGTCGGCAGTCGATACCAAATTGATACCGAACTCTTCATGCATCTTGATGACATACTGGTTTAACTCGTGTTGCTCTGGAATATTGTTCCATTGAATTTCACCGAACCACCTGTCACCAAAGATATCTACCATATTACGGGTAGTCTCTCGCATAGCTTCAAGCACAGCATCTTCGCCTTCATCCCTATTCTCCCAATAGTTTCCAGCGTATACTCCACCAAGACATGCGGAGCTAGCGATGACTCCTTCTCCATATTTCTTAAGTAATTCATAGTCGACGCGCGGGTACCGATAGTAATTGTCTCCCTGGTACGATTCCGATACCATCTTGAAGATATTGTTGAGACCAGTTTGGTTCTGGGCGAGTAGTACAAGGTGCCGCCTTCTTTTGAGGATACCGTTGCTTTGTTTTGAAGCCCCTTCGTTTTCGATTGACATCTTTGTGTCGTTTTTCTCAAGGGTCTTCGCTGACTTTTTATCATTTTTCGCGTTTTCATATGCTTCTTTCCATTCTTTTACTGATGTGGTAAAATAAGCTTCAACACCAAAGATCGCCTTAAAGTCTTTACCTGCTTCTCTCATCTTCTTTAAATGCAGAAGCTGGTGAGAGAAGCCATTCATATTGCCATGGTCAGTCAATGCTAGGGCATCGCACCCATTCGCATATGCAAAGTCCATATGTTCGTTGGGATATCCAAATCCATCAAAAGGAGAGCCGGCTACACTGTGGGCGTGTAGGCCGACAAACGGAATCTTGCTTTCAACTCGCTCTGTCATTTAACACCTCGAAAAGACTTCATAATCTTATCATAAATTACATGTAGCTGATCAAAATCCTCATCTTTAGAGATCATTCTATAGGCGCGGATGGCGTCTCGTATCTCATCTTTTGTAAGCCAAGAGTTTTCTACATAATTCTTTCTCAAATCTCTCTTGTGCTCTTTAAATGGCTCCATCTGGTCTTCGACCTCTTTGAAAGATTTAATAAACTCGATGACGTGCTCGTCTTTTGTCTTCTCAGACATACTTCACCTCCAAATCATAGTGTATAACTAATATACCGCAGCTAGCGAAAAAAGTCAAGATTAAAATAAACTTAAATACCGCTCGCCACGATCCGGCAAGATTGTTACGACTGGCAACGTTGGATTGTTTTCTTTTATCCACTGTTCTGCTGCCAAAACATTTGCGCCTGAGCTAATGCCGACCAGCAAACCTTTTTCTCTAGCCAGCCTCTTGGCTCTTTCTGTTGCATCGAGAGTTTTAATTTTGACAACTTGATTTACTTGTTTTCTATCGACAAGATAATCTCCGCCGTCGCCGATGCCTTGAATTCCGTGTTCTTGGGCTGACTCATAGGGCGTAACCAAAATTATCTTAGTTCCCATTTTCATACTGTTTAGTCTTTTGCTGATACCCATAATAGTACCACCCGTGCCTGCGCCCGAAACAAAAGCAGATATTCTTTTGTCTCCCCGATCATTCATTAGCTGATAAATTATTTCTTGTGCCGTCGTTTCCCTGTGGCAATCAATGTTTAATTGATTACTAAATTGTTGCAGAGAGAAATAATCTTCGTTTTCTTGCAACATTTGATCTCTTAGGGCAATCGCGCCCTTAAAATCATTGACGCCTACTTCTATTATCTCTGCTCCGAAGAGCCGGATCATTTGTTTACGTTCATTGCTCATATTTTTTGGCATTATAATGATAACATTGTGACCCATAACAGAGCCCATCATAGAGATAGAAATGCCAGTGTTACCAGAAGACGCTTCAATTATCGTATCGCCGTCTTTTAGTTTTCCTCTAGCTTTTGAGCTTTTCAAAATGTAATGTACCATCCTGTCTTTTATGGAGCCAGTGGGGTTAAAAGCTTCAAATTTTGCATACAGCATATCATCTAGCTGTATCAACGGTGTGAAGCCCACCGTATCCAAGACGTTCTTTATCATTACATCCTCAGTTATTGTCTAGATCGTTTAAAACTATCTCTAAAGTCTGCGCTGCATCTTCGCGAGCTAATTGAAGAGCTTCCTCATAATCATATCCTTGTGATTGGTAGTCTTCAACGTCCATCTCGATAACAGCATCAATTGTGCTTAATATTTTACCTGCATCATCGTCAGCTACTACATTTTTGCCAACGTTTATAGGTTCTTCGCCAGGAAGATAATGAGGTTCTCCCCTAACTGTTTTACCGCCTTCTGGGTAATCATAGTTTTCTTCCATGGTTTTGGTGACTCTGGGTTTTTTTGGAGTCATCGATATATTCTTGCCACCCGGTAGTCTACTAGCCAAGTCCGCGAACTGCGCACGATCGCGTTGGCCTTGTTTACCCCACAATAAACTAGCGGCTGAGCCGTGGGCTGGCTCACATTCTGGTGTATATGAACCAACATATTGGGCGTAAGCATTGCTGAGAGAAGTAATCAAGTTTTTAAAAGCTTGCGGATCTTCTCTTTGTAGATTTGTTAGAGAATCCATTATTGAAGCCCAACAAGGCCCTTCGTTTTCGTGTAATAGAAAAGTTTCCTTTTTTTCATTTAGGACACCTTTAATAAATTTCTTTAAATCATTTCTCGAATATTCCATAATTCACACCTCTACATAAATAGCATCTTAAGTCTATGAATCCACTCCTATTTTATTAAATTCATGATAATTTAGAATGTTCTTCGATGGACGCTGGATTTTACCATCAATTTCTGAGATATATTTTGAATAATTGTCCCAGCTGTCTATATTCCAATAGTAGTCGATTTCTATTATCTCTGGGTCTTTGAAGTCTATTGTTTCAAATACTTCTTTTAAGCTAAAGTTTTTTGGGCCGTGGGCATAATTTTCTGTTGCTTCATACTTTAGATATTTGGTCAATCTTTTAGTTTCTTCAAAATCTGTTGTAAATCCAAGATACTCACCATCTATTATACTTTTTCCATTATTTGTCAACAAGAATGTTTTATCTGAAGATATTTCTCTTCTGTGTTCTCTCAAAAAAGAAACTTTATAAACACCATATGGAAAAGATACATAATACTTGTTGGGCGCCAGCCACTTACTCATGCCTCTAGATATTTTCCAAGACATATAAGAGCCGTACAAGACGCTCCAGCCCAAACAATCTCTCTTTGCACGATCGCGTGGATGGATAGGCACATAATATATCGGAATGATTTTTTGACTTTCAGATATGTTTCTATCATATTTTCTAAAAGCCCAAATTGGGTCTTGCACATAGTCGCCCAAACGATACCTTATTAAAGGTTGCATATCGTCATTACAAATAACCCATATTGTCTCACAACCCGCATATGCACATTCTAAGACACTCCTCTCTACAGCCAGATAATCAGGTGCTAGAGGCATCATACAATCGTGCCAAGGCATATTATAGTTAAAAGGCTGTCCTGCGACAGGAACAATACCGGCTAGATGAAATCCACTCATCCTTCCAATAATACATCTTCTACGGTACGGTTGTCAATAACAATATTATCTTTTTCAAAATAATCAAACTCAATAACCGGAAATATCTCTCTTTTCCACAATTCTATTTTTATTGGCAGCCATCTACCCTGGCCGTTTCCAGTTCCTTTTATTCCTGCCTGTTGCATCATTTTTATGACCTTCAATCTAGAAATAGAGTCGGAGTAGTCTATATCGCGCAATTGTTCATCATTTAGCCACGACTCGCAAACAAGATCTTTTTTATCACGGTTTCCATCAATTCTCCAAGATAAATAAAAATGTATGTTTCTACAAAAATTAGATTCATCAGTTAGGGCATCATATTTATGCTTCATACCAGATCTAACGTCAAACCAATCAAAAACTCTATTGCCAACTACAGTGACAGGATCATATTCAATACCATTAATGTTACTGAGGTCGAATATTCTCAAGTTCGAAAATCTGGAAAAATTGACCCGGGAAAAATTTTTAAAAACCGAGATTTTGTTTTCGGTTTGGTCTATGGTCAGGGAGGCTGCGGTATCGCCATATGGCACTCTACCCTGCAGGGACATATCATAAATAAGAATGTTCCTGATATCTCTTATATAACTTCCTTTTGGAAAGTCTAGGGTCCCCAGAGTAATGTCATGATCGGTTTTGTCGAAAGGAAAAGTGCAGCCATGAGTATTACAGATGAGTACACTATTCGTTTTGTATGCGTATAAGATAGCATTTAAATCACCTCCAATAACAACTTGTTCATAATCATATATATGATCTTTTATCTTAACATCCGTCTTCTGCACAGGATCTTCTTCTCGCTTCACGGTGCCAGCGGTTTAGTAATTTTAAGTGTTTTGGTGTTTCCTTACAACGACCACCGGGCTTTTTGTACCTAATTCCTGTAACCCAAGCGGCAATCCATTGTCGCCTTTCAGTACGGTACTTGCACTGTTTTTTAACTTTTGGTAACATTTTCACGATGTGCCTCATCCAAGTATCAGCGGCGGACACCGGATCGGTTCTTACTGCGCCATATGCCCTCTCGTATATCGGCCACTGCTGCAAGATGCCTATCGCCATTGGTTTCTTTTTATTCTTGCTGAACTTTCTGTCGCCTTTAGCCTCTGGATTATAGCCAGACTCCATACAAGCTGCAGCCAATATCATACCGCGAAGTTCGTAGGGGACATCATATTTCCTCTCTACCTCAACCAAAGACCATAACAACTCTGGATCAATATTTTCAGGCCTAGCATTTTTGCAATTCTTCATTGCAACGGACACAATGTTATCATAGTTTAGAGCATCTTGCTCACAAAAATCCGCTGTCGCGACAAAGCTCGCCGCGATTAATAATAATATAGAGCCCATGATATTAATCCTCTAAGACACAAAGAATATGATTTTCAAGAATTAAATATGTAGTCTCTTCTCCAACGTTTATCTCTTGAATCATAGAATTATCTACGATAACTCGGTCGCCGCGGCCGATCATAATATTACAATCACTTGCGACGCCTAAAACTTTGGCTGTGCCGTGTAAAGTCTTTGGTCTAAAGTTATCAGGCACCAAGATAGGCGCGTCATTGCTTTCTTCTTCCTCTACAATTGGCTCAATCGAAATAAATCTATTAACTGGTACTACTTCCATTACGTTATTTCACATGCGCCGCCGGCGCAGGCTAGTTCTCCCTTTAGATCAGTATTGTCGTCTTCTTCTATAATACTAGATAAATCAACTTTAGTTAAATTTTCAAACATCTTTTCATAAGTCTCTGTAGAGCAGTCCTCGAAAGGAGCTTGCTTATAAGTGTGTTCGTCATATGGTAACACTGACAGACCGTTATAACAATCTCTATTGTCCCACATCCACTCTCCAACGTCAATCCACTCAGCTTCTTTAACAGATATTGTTGCGGACACGTTGTGACTATTTTGTCCTGATCGATGGCCAGGTTTAACCCAAAGATTGCTGACAGATTTCACTCTTCTCAATAATTGCAGTGCTGATTCTGTTCTCATTATAGCACAGGCAGGTGCTTTCTGGGGTATTGAAATAATAGCTGTGTCATGAGGTCTAAAATATTCATCTTCGATTAATTCAGGATGATTTTTTACAAGGTGACTGTAAATAGCCTCGTTTTTCCCGACTCTTATTCTTCTGATGTAGTGATCACTATGCCATGCGTGTATACCACTGGACGTTCCCAGCACCAAAGACGTGGTGCCGGCTGGCTTAACAGTCGTGCAGCGCGCTGATGAATTTATACCTATTAGTTCTGCTACTCTTTTATTCTCTTTCTTTACAAGCTTTGCGGCAGAAGACATATCTAAATCTAAAACTTTTCCTGACGCGATTCCTGTCATACTAACACCAATGAGAGCTTCTTTTTCTGTTGTTCTTCTCCAGACATCTCTTAGATAGTGGAAATCTGTGTACCCCGCTTGCAACGTTGCTATGAAAGAGGCAGCGCGCGAACGATTCTCATAGTCTTCTTGTGATTCAATATTAGATACGTTTACTTCAACTAAATTACAAAACTGATATGGGCGAAGAGCAATCTCAGCGCATGGATTAGTGCCGTAATCTTTGTCATT